ATAGTAAATTCATTATTTATTACGAAATATATTTCATTACGATATGCAACAGAATATACGTTTATAACAGCATTACGTGAGACTGATAATGGTTTTGCATATATATCGCATTTATGAGGGAGTGGGGAAGTCATAAGATATTCTACATATGTAGTAGGAGTATTCAGCTTATAAAATCTACCATCACTGCCAAGATAGATGTAGTAGTTATTCAGTAACGCTCCACAGTTGTCACTCATAAAACCACATGATACATCCATCTGCTTTATATAATATGGATCTGATGCAGAAGTCTGATATTCACTATTACCGTATAAAACATACATATCATTCTGTCTACCTATGATGAGTGCATTATCAAATACAACAAGGTCTATGATAGGTGTTCCATCTGGCTTAACAGAAATACCTGCATTAGACGGGAAATATAATGGTTGAGATGTACGTGACATATATATTCCGTGTGGTTGTGTACTATCTCCTGCAATAAATAACCTGCTGTTATGCACGGTTATAACATTAGGACTGTCTGGAAAATAACTCTCACCTGCATAATCATCAGCTATCTCCAATTCGCAAGGCAGATAATAGGCAAGTAAATTTTCATCATCCCAGACCTCTTCACCTACAACGTTTTTACCACTCTTCGGTGTGTAGAAAAATACAGGAGTAGTAGCAATACAATCACCAGTAACACCAGCTTCTAATTCAACAGTACAAACACCAGTTTCATTTGTAATAGATTTTACTTTAGTGGAAAAATTAGAAGTCTGATTTACAGATGCAGCCAATATCATAACTGGACTGCCGACTTTAACTATTTCAGGTATTTTCTTGAATTTAAGTTTTGTACTACCTTTATTAGCCTTTTCGGATAGATGTTCAATAGGTTCTCTGATGATACGATAACATTTATCATTGTTATATACTCTTAGAGATTTGCCATCTACAAAATAATATTTACCTACATAGGTAACACCACGAACGTCACCATTTGTATCACATATCTTTTTATTGTCTATATATAAAGCATTAGATGTACCACGGACAAGTTTTCCGTTATTATCTAACGTAGTATCATTATTTTTTAAAAGAGGTCTATACACATCAAGCCATGTAATAGGCTCAGACAGTTTAGTATACGTTTCAATAAGCTTTATACCATGCCTTTTTTCCATGATAACATCGTCTAAAAATCTCATATTCTTACAGTCGGTACTTTCATTGTCACCTATGAGATTATCTGGTTCAACGTTATTTAAACCACCAGAGAAGTTTGTAAGAGTAAAATACCTTTCCTGTATCCACCCTCTTGTATCCAATCTATATGGTGTTCTACGATATGGATTCATCATCATCACCAACCTCAGTGTGAGGTTTAGTAAAATACGCATCGGTAACATATTCAATATAGTTAGTACCGTCTTTTACATTATTACCTTCACTGTCAGTAATAACGATGTTACCTGCTTGCACATCAGCAATTAAATCATCTAAAAGACTCTCAAATTCATTACGTTTTTCTACTCCTTCATAGAATCTTTCATCAATATCAAAACACCTGCTTGCTGCAAATAACGCAAGCATATAATGGTATTGAGAAGGGAGTAGGGTAACTTCATCATCACTATATTCAAGGTATGACATTCCTTCAAAAATCTTGTATTGTCTTAACCTGTCTATAGCTTGATTTAAAAACATATCTATATACGTATCAGTAAATACATAGTTGTTAGTATCTCTCGCAAAGATATGCGTCATTTCTCTTAATTTATGAAGTGTCATATCATCACCTTAAAAAAATAGGGGAGTCTTGACGGACTCCCCATTAAACTACTTACCAGCAGAGCCTACGATACCTCTCCAATCAGAAACACCACATGAGAATCTGAAGTAACCTCTGTACTTAGCTACGAGCGTATCGAAATCTTCATCAGACTTAAACTCAGGTTTAACTCTCCAGAAGAAGTTAAGTTCGCAGAGTGTAGGATCGATGATAAACCATGCAGTATCACTACCACCAGCAGCAGCACCGAGATAATCATAAACTACAAGATCGAGCATACCCTTAACAGAGTTTGTGTTGTTAAGGTCTGTACCTGCTGTCTGAGTAGAGTTAAGAATTTCTCTTGCCTGATATTCAAGTGCAGGTGGAACGACAAGCTTTTTAGCTCTTGCAGAGATGAGGTTTCCTGCTTCGTCAACAGTTTCTCTCATGCACTTTAAAGCTATTTTAAGGTTAGCATCTGTAAGAGCACCTGTTACAAGGTTAGAACCTGTCTTACTTCCACCATCAACAAGTGGGTGTTTATCACTGATAAGTGTCTTACCATCATAGATATTCACATCGGTAGAACTAGATGATTTACCGTCAGAGAATGCCTGTATAAGAGGTTTTGCAGCTGTCTTTTCAATAAATGCTCTACCACTTCTTGCAAGAGCAGCAGCCATCTTATTCATCTGACCGTACTGTTCATCATCATATAATTCTCTACTGATCATGAAACCTGCAGTAAACGCTTCATGGATATACGTTCTTTCAAGACCAGGACTAATCTTACCGTAAGTAACCTCACTAAGTTCAGATGTTCTCTTAGTCCAATCACCGAAAGCACCAAGTCCATAATCAGTTTCTTTAGCTTTGTTAGATTTTAACACATTGTAAATCTTAGAAAATTGTTCAGGAACTTCAGCATAAGTTTGGAAAAATACCTTTCTTAAACCAGGTTCAAGTAACTTTCCAAAATTCTGCGACACATGTGTATTTGTAGTAGTTGGTTGTACTGGTGTTGCCATTAACTAATTCACCTCAGAATTATTTCCATTGCAGATATTCTTTCTCGGTAAGACCCATGGCATCAGCAACACGTTTTTCCTCTGGTGTAAGTTCTACTTTCTTCGTAGTAACTCCACCTGAATTTCTATTCTTTATCGTAGTTGATACAGCATCTTTATTCTGCATCATTTCAGCTCTTAATTCAGCCTTAGCTTGTTCGATATATTTCCTTGTGTCAGTTTGGTTTCCGTCAAAAGCAAGTGACTTATAAACGAACTCTAAATCTTCAGTACCTAATTCAGTTGCCTTTTCAAGTACAGCAATTTCATCAACATTACCGTACTTTTGCTTTAACTCATTAAGCTTCATATCAGTTTCCATAGCTTTTTGTTTGTAAGCTATCTGATTTATCATATCGGATTCATATGACGGAGCATGTTGAGTAGCAAAACCATTAGGATTGGCTTCAGCCTGTTTCATAGCTTCTACGATATGAGGATTAGCGTTGAGGTAATTAATAAGCTCTTCTGCATTATGTAATTCCTCACGTTGTCTTGCAAGTTCCTGAGTCTTGCGAGTGTAATCTGCTTGTCTAAGTCCAGAATTACGCATTTCACGTATTTCATCAGCAGTAAATTCACCAACACCATCAATGTTGTATTTTACTGGTTCATTTAGACTTTCAGTTTCAGCTTCTTGCGTAGAATCGTTGTCAGTATCAACATCTTCAACGGCGGCGGTTTCATCTACGACTTCTTCCGTCTCTTCTTCTGTACTTTCTGGTTGTATATCTAATTCTGATATGTCCAGTGCTGTACCTTCATAGTTTTCAAACATATATCTTCTCCTTTAGAATCCTTTATAGGTTGTTCTAACTTATAATGTCTGCGATTTCTGGATAAGATTGCAGTAACTCTGCTAACTCTTCATTAGACATACCTGCGATCTGTTCCAGTAATTCAGGCGGTATATTACCTGCCTTATCTATCTGACTATTCAGAGCTTTGACTTCAGCCATGCCCTGTTGATAGCCTTGGAATCTTATTTCGTCCTGCTTACGCTGTTCATCTTCACTGTCAGCTCTTGACTGTAATGACTGAATAGCTTGCGTAAGTTCTTGCATTTGTTGTGACAGTAATTGAACCTGCTGAACGACTTCATTATTAGCGTTCTGCTGTTGTTGTAATGCCATCTGTTCTTCCTTCTGTTTTTGGAAGTATTGTAATATCAATCTCTTATTC